ATGCGAATTTGTGCAGAAGAAGCGCGAAATAGCGCTTGGCGTGTATACCCTGGCAGCATCTCTCGGGATGCGTCCCACAATTCACGCAAAAATAGCGTTCTGCAACGGGAAAGACTGTGGAATCGTATATCGCGTGATGTTTCATGCTTATCGCGAAATTCCTGTGTTCAAGCTAAAGAGAAAGCTTGAACGCTTGCGCGAGCGCCCAGTTAAACGGGGCTTGCAGGATTATCGGCAGATCGTTCGCTGTGATCCTGTTCAATCCGTCCCGGTCAGGTGCATAGAAGTTGATTCTCCTGATCATTGCTACCTCGTCACTAGGGGATTTATCCGCACTCACAACTCGACCCTACTTTCCGGCATCGGATTGTTCTGCCTCTGCGCCGACCATGAGCCGGGCGCCGAGGTTTATTCTTTCGCCACAACCAGAGACCAGGCCGGCATTGTTTTCGGCGACGCTAAGCGCATGGCGCAGCAGACTCCGTCCCTTTGCAAGCATTTTGGCCTTGAAATACTGGCGCACTCGCTTTATGTCGAGTCGACGAACAGCACTTTTCAGGCCAAATCGGCCGAAGGGAGCACGCTGGACGGCTTGAATACCCATTTGGCCATCATCGACGAGCTCCACGCCCACAAGACCAGAGCCGTTTATGACGTTGTCGAGACCAGTCTTGGCAAGCGCAAAAACAGCCTGATGTGGGTCATTACGACCGCCGGTTTCGATACTTCCGGCATCTGCTACGAGGTCCGGACGATGGTTCGGGAGGTGCTTGAGGGCACGGTGTCCGACGAAACGCAGTTCGGAACCATCTACGGGCTGGACGCCGGAGACGACTGGAAGAGCGTCGAAGCGCTTGAGAAGGCCAATCCCAACTGGGGCGTGTCTGTCATGCCGGAGATGGTCACTTCTTTGCAGAAAAAAGCGGTTGCGCTGCCCTCAGCGGCCGGTAACTTTCAGACGAAGCATCTCGATGTCTGGTGCTCTGCCGCGTCCTCCTGGATGAACATGCCGGAATGGCAGAAAGGCGGCGATTTCTCGCTGCGGAGAGAGGATTTCGAGGGCAAGGACTGCTACATCGGGCTGGACCTCGGGTCGAAAAGCGATATGACGGCGAAGGTGCTGTTGTTTCCCCAGGAGGGCGAGGACGGCAAGCCCCGCTACACGGTTTTTTCGGACTTCTATCTGCCCCGCAACGCGGTTCAGAATTCGGTCAACTCGCAGTATCAGGGCTGGGCCGATCAGGGCCAGATTCACGTGACCGAAGGGGCCATGACTGATTACAACGTGGTCGAAGAGGATATCCGGGACGATCTCTCCCGGTACAACGTTCTCGGCATTGTCTACGACCCGTGGCACGCCACGCAGCTGATCAACGACCTGGATGACTCCGGGGCGCCCCTGGTGGAGTGCTCTGTCGTCGTCGCAAACGTGTCGAGCCCGATGAAGTCGCTTGAGGCCCTTGTGCTCGACCACAGGCTCGCGCATGAGGCAAATCCGGTCATGGACTGGATGATGAGCAACGTGGTGGCGAGGGTAGACGCAAAAGACAATATTTTCCCGCGTAAGGAGCGCTACGAGCAGAAGATCGACGGGCCGGTTGCTTTGATCCTCGCGCTTTTTGGCGCGGAGTCTGGCGACGACGAGTATGCGGATTTTGAAGGTTCTCCCTCGGGCACATTTTTGAACTGGTAATTACATCTATGTTTCTACAGCGATTGATCAACTGGGTTGCCTCGTGGGGCGGGCCCCTGGGGACGGCTTCAGGCCAGCAGATACCCCTTCCGACGTCCCCGATCATAGACAACACGAAGCCTGTGCCGGCCGATGCCGCGCTGCAGATTTCTACCGTCTACGCCTGCGTTGAACTGCTTTCGAGCACGATCAGCTCTCTCCCGGTCTGCGTGTACCGCCGGCTTCCTTCCGGCGGCCGGGAGCCGTTCAGGGCTTCTCCGCTCTGGTTTCTGCTGCACGACAGGCCCAACAAATGGATGACGCCAGCCGACTTCATCAGCACGATGTGCATGAACCGGCTTCTGCGAGGCAACGCCTACGCCCAGATCGTCTGGGGCGCGGGAGACGAGCCTGTGGCCCTTATCCCGCTCGCCGCGGACCAGATGGAGACTTCCGTTGTGGCCGGCGGCATGGTCTTCGTGTACACGCAGGACGGTGTTAGGACCATTCTCGCTCCTGAAAGCGTGATCCACTGGAAGGGACTCGGGAACGGCTATATCGGGCTTGCGAAGCTTGCCTTCATGCGCTCGTCCATGAACGAGAGCATCCACGCGCAGGAAAACGCCAACAACCTCTTCGGAAAGGGATCGAAGCCAACCGGCGTCCTGCAGACGGACTCCAGGCTGAACCCCGAGCAGATGGCGATGCTGATTCAGCGCTTCGGGGAGCAGATGTCGAATCCCACGGGCGGACTTCTGATCGCGGATCGCGGCCTTAAGTACGCTCAGCTGAGCCTGAATCCTGCGGACGCACAGCTACTTGAGACGAGGCGGTTCTCGGTTGAGGAGATCTGTCGCTGGTTCGGCGTTCCAGCGGTGATTGTCGGGTCGTCCGGACAGAGCACCTGGGGCTCAGGCATTGAGCAGATTGTCGATGGGTTCAATAAGTTCACGGTCAATCCGCTTCTTACGCAGTTTGAACAGGCTTTACATCGTCGCCTGGTGTCGGTTACTGATAGCGATACAGAAATTGAGTTCATGACAGACGCCTTCCTGAGAGGGTCTTCGAAGGATCGAGCGGCGTTCTATCAGACCATGGTTCAGAACGGTCTTATGACCCGGAATGAAGTCCGGGAACGTGAGAATCTGCCTCCCCAGGATGGTGGCGATATGCTTACGACGATGAGCAACTATGTTCCGGTCGACCAGTTAGGGAAGGCTCCGGACGTAACTACGGGGGCAAACCGTAATGGAATTTAAGGATTTTGATATCAACGGCGCTGAGCTGAAGCTTGACGCCGATTCGCGTGTCTTTACCGGTTACGCGTCCACCTTTGGGAACGTCGACAGCTATGGCGACACGATTCTCCCAGGCGCTTACAAGAGTGTGATTGCTGGGGACACGATGCCGGTCATGTTTTATGGACACGACTGGTCCAGCATCCCGATCGGCAAGTGGCTGAGCATGCAGGAAGACGGAAAAGGTCTTCTTGTGACTGGTCAGCTGACCCGCGGGAACACCAAGGCTGATGAAGTCCTTGCCGCGCTCCGTGATGGCAGCGTTTCGGGGCTTTCAATCGGCTTCTCGGTGAGCAAGGACGATTACGAAGAGAAGGCGGACAGTGCGTACGGACGGACGATCAAGAACATTTCCCGTCTCTATGAGATTTCGGTTGTCGCTCTTCCTGCTGACAGCTTTGCCCGAGTGGCAGAAGTCCGGGCAGAGGACATTGCCGGCATTACCACTATTCGAGAGCTTGAGGATTTCCTGAGGGATTCAGGACGGTTTTCACGCTCAGCCGCACAGGGGCTTATTGCCCGGTGCAAATCGCTTTTTAACGCCCAGCGGGACGCCGAGGCCGAGGGAAAAGCGGCTCAGAGACTGCTTGAACGACTGAAAAAGCTTGAGCAGTCACTTTAATTCTTAAGGAAAAAACAATGGAAATTAAGGAAATTTCTGAAGCCCTCGACCGTATCGAAGGCAAGATGAACGAAACGGCTGAGTCCAACAAGGCCGAAATGAAGCGCCTGGGCGATATGCAGACCAAGTTTGCCCGTGAGCTGATGGATGTGCAGCAGAATGCCGTCAAGGCTATGGCTCCCAAGGCTGAAGCGAAGTCTGTTGGCGCTCAGGTTGCTGAATCCGGCGCTCTGAAGGCTTTTGCTGAAGGTTCTGCCACCAAGGCCCGTATGGAAGTGGCTGAGGTGAAGGAATCTGCTGGGAATCCGATTACGACCCCGACCGGCGGTGTTGTTCCCGCCTATCGTCGTCCTGGCGTTCTGGCCGGTGCCTTCCGTCCGTTCACGATTGAGGCTCTTTTCCCGACCATCCCGGTTGCCAGCAACGCTTACGAGTACGTGAAGGAAAAGGACGACGGTTTTGTGAATGGTGCCGCGTTCATTGCTGAAGGCACTCAGAAGCCGTTTGGCTCCACCGGCTTTGAGCTGGTTTCCGGTACGGTGAAGACGATTGCTCACCTTGCCCGTATTTCGAAGCAGCTGATGGAAGACGCGCCGGCTCTTGAGGCGTACATCAACCAGCGCATTGTCTACGGCGTGGATCTTGCTGTTGAAGACCAGATTACGAAGGGTGACGGCCTCGGTCAGAACCTGTCCGGTATCTTCAATACCGGCAATTACACCGCTCACGGTGCCACGCTCGCTGATCTCGGCACCAAGAATGCGTCGCTTCTGGATCTGATCCTCTTCGCGAAGACCAAGATCGAGCAGGCGTACTACCGTCCGTCCGCGATTCTGCTGAATCCGCTGAACTGGTCCCGTCTCCAGATGCTGAAGAACGCCAATGGCGACTACTACCTTGGTCACCCGGCTACCGTGGCTCCGGCTGAACTCTGGGGTCTGCCGGTCATCACGACTCAGGCCGTCGCGGTCGACCAGTTCATGGTCGGTGACTTTACGGCCGCCGGCACCGTCTGGGCGCGTCAGGGTCTCACGGTTGAGCTCTTCGAGCAGGATAGCGACAACGTCCAGAAGAACCTGATTACTATCCGCGCCGAACGCCGTCTGGGCTTTGGTATTGAGCGTCCGGCCGCTCTCTGCGGCGGTGCTCTGACCGTCCCGGCCGAGTGATCCCTGTAGCTGACTGACGAACGCCCTGGAGGCTAATAACTTCCGGGGCGTTTTTCTATGGAAAAAGAGATTGTTTTGAAAAAGGATGCGCTGACACCGGTTGGATTCGTGAAAACCGGCGCGGTGCTTCGTGTGTCTGGCGTTGTCGCTCAGTCTCTGATCAATTCGGGCGCTGCGGAAATCGCGGCTGTTAAACCGAAGACTGAGACGAAAGAAACCGCCAAAACTGCCGCTAAAACGCGGAAAACCACTGCTAAGGCGTCGTAATGGAAGAAACCGGGTTCACTGGAATTGATACCAGCACCGCGGAAAGCGGCGTCACGCTTGAAGAAGCGAAGCGTCATTTCCGCGTGGACCACTCGGAGGACGATTCTCTGATCGCCTCTCTTTGCCTTGCCTGCACCCAGATGGCCGAGCACGAGCTTCAGCGCGGGATTATTACCCGGGACGGCGTCGAAGGCTATGCAACGGACCCTTCGGGCGTTCCGGCGGGTATTCGGGAGTGGATTCTGATCCAGGCCGCTCATTTTTACGAGCATCGAGAGGCCGCCCAGGCTGAAAACCTGATCGAGAACCCGTTCGTCGACCGTCTGTTGGACCCCTATCGCACATGGAGGTAGCCCATGAAACTGCCTCAGATTGGCGAAATGAGAAGGCGGGTTGCGATTTATAACGTTGCGTTCTCTTCTTCGGGGGCTTCGGCGCTTTCAGAAAAGCGAGTATTGATGCTGGAAGCGTGGGCGAAGCACGAAATAGTGGGCGGGCAGAATTACTGGGACTCGGTGAATGTTGAAGAAACCGTGACAGATCGATTCATTATCCGGTACTCAAAGTCACTGCAGACGAC